GATGTTATCTTCAACACCGCCTACCTTGTCTGCGATAGGTCCTAAGTCACGGGCGGTGACTGCACCTTCAGGAACCTCACGTCCATCACCTGCGTATCCTACGTTCAGCTCTTCGTAGATATCCTTTAACGGATCTGGCACAGCGGCATCAATGTGCACTGTGTCCTTGATACCTTCAGGGATGGGAGTTGGCTCAACGCCAATAGGGAACTTATTCCCTGCAAATAATACGTCGGTTACTTGGCTGTACGCTGCAAGCACCTTTGTCTTAGTAATCTTAACGAAGATCTGCGAGCGTTCAGTCTCGGTAAACTGGGTGGTGTCATCGTAGATACCACGGTAGTTCTTATATGATGTGAGCCAACGCTCTTCATCTGTGAGTCGTCTGTCCTTAGAACGTTGGAACTTCTCACGTACGATAGTTACAAACCCCGAGTACTCGACATCGTCCTGCTCTTCTTTAGAATCCTCTAAAGCCAGAACCTCATCGGTATCAAAATCGGGTTTATCTACAATTGCCATTTATACACCTATTAATACCCGAAAACGGGGTCCATTGGTTTCCACTGTGTTTTATTGAAATCGTTGCCAAAGTCAAATATACTTTTAGATTTTGGACGAGACATGATGCCGTACCGGACGGAATCGTATGCGTGATCGCTTGCATACCGAGGGTCAATGTCGTCTGTACCCTTCGGGTCTGTTGGAATAACTTGTAAATCTGCAATGATCTGACGACAGGTATTGAAGAATACAATCTGCGGGTTTTCGGATTCTTCATCGACCTTGAGTAGCTCGTGCAGTCTGTTCTTACCCGCTACACGAGATCCACCAGTACGGTCAGACGGTCTCCAGCGACATCCTTCTGCAATCATTTCTTCTGCGATAGATGGACCTGTGTGGCCCCGTGTATGCCACGTTGAGCTATCCAGTACGCCGTAGCTGATATCTTCACCAGCTTCTAATTCTAAAACTTTTCTTGCCAAGTCTCTTGCAGTGTGCTTAGATACGTACAATTCCCTATAGACATACAGAGTCTCAAACGCAGGATCAATTGCAAACCAATGCACTGCTGAGTATGAACTGTAACCGTAGTCACACGATCTGAACTTTCTCCAAGTAGGCGGTACATCAAACGGTTCACATGTATGTACAGGCATCCTAAACTCAGGGAAAGCTGCACCATCCGCAATCGTCCAATCACCTTCTAACAACTGTCTACGCTGTTGCTCTGGCATAGACAGCAAGTTAGCTTCGTACATGCCATCTTCAAACAAGTACGGATTATCTTTTAACGTTGCCGGTATAAACCGACGGTAGAACAGAGGCTCTCCTGCACGAGAGTGGTTTGGAGGAAAGCGTAATTCTTCTTTAGTCTCTAGATCGACAGGTACAAACGGCTTGTTGGAAGGTGCAGGGTCAATAAACATCTGCTTAACCCAACCGTGACCCGGACCACCGGGGTTAGTCGTAGCTCTCATGCAAAGAGGCAGGTTAGGATCGGTTGTACGTAGACGAGAACGCATATAGTCCCACGCAAAGGGCGTAGGGTGCTGTGTTAACTCGTCAAAGCCAATCCATGTAAATGCCTGACCCTGATAACGCAATACATCATCTTCACGGTCCAAATATGTGAACCATAACCGTGCTCCAGAAGGAAAAGTCCACTGTGACTTACGTTCTGACCAACGAGCACTCTTGAATACCTTCGGATATAGCTCCTGAGCCTTCCATATAAGCTCTCTAAGCTCATCTGAGCGCCTACGTAGTAGGAGACCATTAAAGTTAGGGTTAGAGACGTACCTGAGGGGATCTACGAGCAATGCGTAGGACTTTCCGCCCCCTGCAGCACCCCCATATAGCACTTCACGCTCTGGTGCGGCTAAAAAGTCAGTCTGAGGGCCTTCGTTAGGCTGAAATATAACCTTCTGCTTCTCTTCAGCCTCTTTAATCTCGTCAACAACCTGAATCTGCTTAGGTGACTTCAACCGACCCTTGTCAGTGACGTAGTCATCTATGTTTTCTAAGGCATCTTCAGAGAGTTTACCGGCTTCAATTGCTTCTTCTGCCGTTAGCCGCTTAAGTTCTAGCTCCATCTCCCGCATTTTGCGAGATAGTTGGCGTTTCTTGTCGGTCTTTGTCTTTTCTTTCTTAGTCTGCGTCTTTGTAAAGTGTTTCTCACCAGCAAAGTTGTTAACCTTCTGATGCACTTCTACCCACTCGGGCAGTTTACCTTTGATCAGGTTGAATTCTTCTGCTATCTTCTGATAAGAACACTTTGCACCGATGTTGTTCGTTACATAATCAGCGGCTTTACGGTAGGACACACCGTTACGTACGCTATACATGGCTTGTACGAAGGTTACTAAGTCCTCAGGACGTAGTTTATAGACTGCATCACCCGTTTCTTTGTCCCGATAGGGCATCCTGTCGTACAGATACGGCCTGTACGGCTTGCCTCTGGGACTCCGTATAACGAACTCGGGGTACAGCTCTTCAGCGATACCCCGTAATGCGTCATCTTCTATACAGTCGTATAGACTCATTCATCCTCTTTCTTGGCTGGCAGGATAAATAACCCTGAGCCATCTTCAGAAGAGACTTCTAACTTCTCTTTCTTTACAATACCGACACGGTCTAAGACTTCTTTAGCGGCGGCAACTGAGTTCTTAGCACCTAACGCTGTAGGATCGTCCAATACGCCTACCATGCCGAAAGCAGCCTTGGGTGCGTTGTACGCCAAGATGTGCTCTGCAATTGCAATCAGCTCATCCTGCAGATACGGTACAACATCACGAGAGGATACGTTACCGTACTCAGACAGCTTAAGAGCTTTGTTGATGTTACCTTGCGCCTCACCGGCCATCGCTTCTAAGAACGATAGCTGTTTCTCGGAATAGTTCCGCTCTGGGTTCAAGTACGTCTTCTTATCAACTACCATTTCTTGCAACTCCAATAACGAGCAGTAAATTTATCTTTTGCAGTATCACACTTGTGACGAGCACGGAAGCTCTTACGACGCTCAGGACTGTCTTTCTTAATTTCCATGTTAGGATCACCAAACCGAATGAGTTTGATCTGATCTTCCTTCTTGGCTAACACAGCAAACTTCTTAGGTCCGTCAGGCGTACGCTTTGGCTTGTTGTAACCAGAAAAGGTTTCACCACGGTACTTAATCCGTCCTGAGGGTAAACGTTCTGCGTCTTTAGTTGTCGCCATTACCGATGTCTCGCTGTCTTCTTTGCAATCTTCTTAGGTTGCTTTACGTGTTGCTTACCGGCTTTGTCGCCTTTAGCCTTCGCCCGATTGGTTGCGGCCTTCTCGCCACTAGACAAGGACTTCCACGCACTGTCGGGTAAGTACCTTTTCTTTCCCTTGCTTGGTGAACCATCTGAAGTTCTCCACTTCTGCTTGGTCCACTTCTTGAGTGACTTCTGAGGCTTCTTGAGTGCCATTATCCGTAATGCCCTCGTTCCAACAAATACTCTTCTGCCCGTGCCATTGTCTCTGGGGAGTCTCCAAGCAATCCCAGTGCCCTGTTACAGGACTTACACAGTATTCCTCTGACTTCCCCAGTTTCATGGTTGTGGTCAATCGCAGATCCTTCTGCATTGATTGCTTTATCGCAAACTGGACAGGTTCCATCTTGCTCCTCGTACATTGCCCAGAACTCTTCTGGAGTTATGCCATGACGGGCGCATCGCTTTTTTAAGGTCCATTTATCTTTGGCCCTATACTCACGGACCGTCTCTTGATTTTCACTGACCCAGTTTTTGTGGTGTTCGTAATGACATTGCTTGCACCAACTTTTGTAGAGTTGTCTAGTCTTGCCGCCGGATCGTTTAGAAAACAAATCAAGTTCTTTTTCTTGCTTACAGTTAGTGCAAACTTTAGTCACGGTAGCCGCCACCTTTAGCCTTATACTGTTTAGCTAGCATTTGTGCCTTGCGTCCGCTCCACTCACCGGAATCACCGCCTTTGCTTCCAGCCTTGATCTTATTAAAAAGGCTCTTACGCATTCCTGGCTTGGTGTAGTTCCCAGCCTCATTGACTCTACTCTTTGTACTGCCGCCCTTAGCCATGTTGACGGAGTTCATCGCATGGCTTCGGGCTTTTCCTTTGGATAGCGGCATGAGATTACTTCTTCTTCGTGGTTCCGCCACGCATCATTGTAGTCTTCTTAGTTGCGCCACCACGCATCATCTTAGTCTTAGCAGCCTTGCCGCCGCTGGCCTTGCCAGCTTTAGAGGCTGAGCCTCCCCGGGCCATAGCTGGCTTCTTCTTAGTCATCGCACGAGGTTTCATCGCCATTTTGATATTGCTCCCTTAGGGTTCGTCTATTGAGTACAAGTGTGTTATACTCATCTTCTGGAAAGGCATCGTAATACCCTTTACTTTCTAGTACACGACTCTTGTCGTCTACGTTGCTGAGTCGCTGCACGAAAACCATGCAGTACTCCTGCTCTATGCTTGACTCCCAGTCTGTCTCGTACAGGAAGTCTAACTCTGCGTCTTCTGCTCCGTACTCAGGATGAAAACACATGAAGTATAAATCTTGTTTAGCCCCTAGTATGTTGAGGGCCTCTATGCTCTTCTGTAAACTCTCTGCATCAGGCAATGCGTACGAAGCAACAACTACAAGTTCTAACGTATCGTCTAAAACCTTGTACGCATTCTTGACTGCTGTAACAACAAAGTCATTGTGTGCTTCTATGACTTCTACTTTGTTATTTAGCCATGCCCTTCTTGCGTAGGGGCAGGGCGGTAATCCTTTTAAATGTGGGCTGGGTACTTCCAGCACATGCTTCGACCAACTACGTAGGTCATCCTCTATCAGGGTCATCGTACCCCTGACTGCTGTGGTAAGAAGAATTCTTCGACAGTACAGAAGAAGTCCACGTGAGGGTCACTTCCGTCTGCTACTACGTTAATCTCGTCCCCAGCCTCTAGCACAATAAATCCATCACTGAACTGTATGAATTCACCTGTCGTTAGATTCTTACCACCCAAGATATGAGCATGGGTACTATCCGCACGATCCCACTCAACATCTACCGATACGTTACCGCCGGTGTTACTTAAGAATAGAAGCGACATATGCGACTTACAATTTGCTGGGCAGGTGTACAAGTTATAGATTTGCTCATCTACAATTGCAGATACATTAACTGTACGTGTACGACTGTCTCTTGCAATGGTCATCTACGTGTTTAGCTCTTTGGGGTGTTCTTCTGCTGTGGCTTCATAGAAGCTCCACAGTTAGCCTTGACCATACCACCACGAGCCATTGCAGGCTTCTTCTTCTTAGCAATGCCACCCTTGGCCTTCTCTACTGGCTTCTTTTCAGCCATGGCCTTCTCTGCAGCCTGTACGATCTTAGCTTTCAAGTCACTTGGATCTTTAGCACCGTACTTATCCATCAACTCAACAGATGGCGCACTGTCTGCTTCCATAAACTCTCTTTCAAACTTTGCAGGCATATCGGGAATCTCTGTTGGTACCCGAGCTTTACGTTCTGCCATGATGTATCCTATCTATCGTATGTGTATAAAAAGGGGTGGGTGGTGGCTGGCATTGCACCAGCACGTTATGAACTCACCACCACCTAATTTGAGTAACCACTGTGAAGCTCTTATGTATTTATGTATATGAGAGTGAAAACCTTTAGTGGTACTATAGGCCGTGGTATAGGCATGTACGATAATATGTCAATACCTATTTCACATTTAATTTTTTAGAAGGCTTTGGATATTGGATTCCGTACTCTTGGTCCACTAGGGTACGTATCTCATCCATTGTGAA